AGCAGACCAGCCGGACGAATGACAGTGGCTGGGTTGGCATCAATGAGCACGGAGTCAACGGCAACAGTAGTGTCAGTCTGAATGGCGTCACGGAGGATGCCTTCAATGGCCGGGACCGAGTGCTCGTCCATCTCCCGCGTCCAGGTAGTGATGACGGCCATCTTCTTAGGCGTGAGAGCCTGAGAAGTGAATGCACCTTGCCTCACTGGGATAGCCTGACCCTCACCAACGAACGAGCCAGCCAAGGATGGCGTGCGCGAGCGCGTCGGGATATTGATCTTACCAGCACGCCCAAAGCTCAGCGACAGACCATAACCCGCCAGACGGTTCAAGATGCTCTTGGGCATCAAGGTTTCCATCATTGCGGTATAAGTCTGCTGAACCAGTTCAGCTGCCCACCCTGTCACCGTAGTCATAGCCGGTGCAGAGGCAGAACGCAGAACTAGGTCAGTGAAGAACTTGGTCGGTTCATCGTCACCGTAAATTTCCATCCGCGTCACATGGGGATCCTTGCCCCACATCTTGCTGACATAAGCAACGGTGCCACCACGCACAAGCAAGTCTAGAAGATCCAGCTCCTTCTTGCCAACTGTAGAAACAAGAGGCTGTGACTTCCTGCTCCTACCATTGGGCTTCGGGCTAGCATAGACTGCTGGCAGATGAGCCTTGTCATCACCACCATTCGCCTTGGTGCGCGTGGCGATGTTCTTCTCACTCTCAACCAGGGCTGCATGAGTCTTGGTCAACTGAGCAATCTGGGCATTCAGCGTAGTAGTCTTCTCCAGATCCGCATCAGAGACGTTTGAGTCATCGATCTTTTCAAGATGAGAGTCAAGCTCATCATTCTTATTCACAATTTGTACCTGTAGATCCGAAATTCTTTGAGCGAGCGACATCGCGCTCCTCCTCTGCTTTCTATGAGACTTGGCGGACCCGCCGGAGAGCCCACGCCGAGTGATGTTGTCTTTTTTGCCGAGCCCGGCAAAGACAACGTCAATCGTAGTGGGAGAGATGTTGAGATGTTTAGCTACTGCTAGCGCATTGGGGTTGGCTGGTACAGCCACCACTGAACACTCAACCAGTTCTTGCGCCAGATAACGGAATGGACCGAAGTAAGGATCAGCCTTCTCGTCCATCACCTCCTTCTTGTTAGAACGGAAGCCCACTGAGACAGCCTTCAAGATGCCTGCCTCAATAAGCTTGCGCACTTCATCAATGCGCTGCGAGGTGCCCGCTGGTGCCATCTCTAGATGACCTTTCAGCTGACCCTTCTCAACATGAAGATTATGCCATCGCCCGATGGGAAAATCCGCACGATGGCCAAAGAGGGCGATGGGGTTCTTTTTAAAGTTATCCAAGTTCCAGCCTGTAGCAGAGATGACCTCACCAAGACGGTCTGGCGTCTCATCGCTCAAGACAAAGTTCATCCCATCAACTTTAGCCGCATGAGTGCGGAAGATGGTCATGCCAGGCTTGTTGCGTTCTTTGCGATGAGCGGTATGGGCTTTATCTTCTCCAGCAAGATCCCAGGCTTCTTCGCAAAGACTGGCAGCATCATCAAAATCTGGATATGCAGTCTCTATCTCATCAATGCATCTATCAATATAATCCGGACGAGTTTCTCCACCTTCAGGATATGGGCAATCTGTTGGACTTAAATCATCATCTTCTTTATTTTTTAATGCATTGACTTTTTTGCGCCGTTTCCATTGCGCGGATTTATCAGCATCTGGACCAAACAATTCCCAAGCGTCTTCACAAGCGCTGCTGATCTCATCCTCATCAGCATCCTCAAATGTTTGCAGCACTTCTTCCATGCAGCGGTCAATATAGTCCGCATGCGACTCACCATCATCTACCGCAGGACAATCCTCGGCTACAACTGCTTCATCTTGCTTGTTCACCTTCTTCTTCTTCGCGCGCGTGCGCTCAGGCTTGGAAGAATTTTGATTGTATTCCGCCCATTTGTCATAACAAACACTTTCCGCTTCCGCAGCCTCGTCATCACTTAAATCTGATTCGCCACCACCGGTAAGTTCATCAATGCAGCGATCAATATAAGTATCTTCATCTTCATCCTGATCTGGCTCGGGGGCATCGTCCAACGTGAAGCCTTGTTTGTTCACTTTCGCGTCCATGGTTTTATCCTTATCCCGCCATGCCTGGTGGCACATCGCAACAGCTTGTTCCTGCGTACGGTCTGCTGGCGCATCAGAACCGTACGCCTCCGACATGCAACGATTTATGAAGTCCCCTTGACTCTCGCCTTTCTTGGGCTTTGGCAAGGGCATGTCTTACATCTCCATCATACGTATGGCAGGGTAGAAGGGATTGCCATT